TTACATCACCGGGCTGTCATCAAAACCGGCTTTACTGATGATGTGAGTTACCACTCCTATCAGCTCAACATCCGCTAGCATATCCCCTTCAATAGCGTCGCCGTCCTCCGTAATGAGCGATCCTCCAAGGAAGCGCGCAAACTGCTGTACCCCGCAATATGAGATAAGTAAAACCGCTGATGCTAACGGCGATGATGAGCGCTCAACTACGGCGATGCCACGTTGTGTATCAACGAATGTTGCATGCTGGCTTATGCCGGTTACTTCATAAAACTGTGGTTGTTGAAGCATGATCTGTCACTCCATTTATACTGTTTTTATATACAGTAGTTTTTATGGAAGAGGAGATCAAGACAGGGAGCGTCTATTGATGAATGCCATTGTTGTAACGCAATGCTTCGCAAGGATTTGCTGAGAAAATTGATAATGTGTTTATCACACCATCTGCGAACACATCAGTCACCTGCTACGTGGTTGCTATAGTTTACGGTACACATCGTAATTCATTTCTCTGAAACCAATTATTTTTCCACAGCAAATCCCAGGTTCTGTTCTATGTTTAAGTCCCTACTCAGTTATATACCCTAATCACAAACGAATTTACAACCGGTAAAATGTTCATCATTAAGATACGCATTGATCATCAAACGCTTTAGTGAAACTAAATTCAGTCATCATACTTTTAAATTAATCCAACTTGCACAAAATACTGTTTGTTTATACAGTTAAATGAAATATACAGAAAGCAAGAGAGGCAAGAATGATTACTGATGACACTTTAAGAGAAGATTTAAACTCTCCACAAGAGGGGTTTGGAGGAGACCTGGTTAATACTCCTTATCACATGAGTGTAACCAAATTACTAAGTCTAGGTCGTATAGTATACCCAGAAATGTATGGCATAGATTTACCTGCGCCAACGGATGACGATTTATGGACTTCAATGTTTAAGGGACTCTCCGAACTAGAGGATACATCATTATCTAGCGACTTACCTTACACCATTGACTTACGTGGGAAAACATACACACTCAAATCCACCCACAAACTCGATATTAATTTTAATATTATCAATGGTACTATTTTAATGGCTGGCGGTCAGATAGTTATGGGTGATGAGACCAGTGGGACCAAGACAAGAAGGCATTATCTTAGGGACCTCAAGGTTAGATATATCGATGATGGAAAATCTTACTATAATGATGCCTTAATTAAAATTGCCAGGTGTTATAATACATTTGTCATCAATTGTGACTTTTGGGCAGGAATCTCTACAAATAAAGATGCCGATGGCAATCCGCTTCGAGCCAGATATGGCCTGTGGCTTGGTTCAAAAAGAGCCTGGGGATGCTCAATAATTGGTGGGGAGTATTACGGTGGGCAAATTTGTTGTCGCATAGGATATACCAACGACCATACCGGCATAACAGTAACTGGCGGAGCTACATTCCACCATGGATTAGTAGGCAATCTGTTAATGTGCAACCCTGCTGGTTCTATGGTATCCGGGTGTAACATTGAGCATTCTGAAGATGGCGCATGGGGTTTGGCCATTACTTCTAACACCAACAGTGGTAGTAATTCAGCGCATGGTGTAATAATTGAAGGGTGTTATCTGTATAATAACGGGAATGGCACGAACGGAAATGCTAATACTGAAGCTGGCGTCTTAATAGGTTGCGATGTTCCAGGAACAAATGGATTTGATAACAGTGGAGTAATGATATCAAGTCTTAACACTGCTCATAGCATCACTGTAAGAAATAGCTATATTGTTTCTCCAAAGCAATTACGAGCAGTTAAACTGAGAGGATTGTATGGGTTAAAAGTTGAAGATAATAAATATGGTGTTGCACTCAATGAAACATATGGATTTTCTGTTGAGGGAACAGCAGCAAGAACGTTTATTATTAACAATAGGAATCAATCAACAGGTATTTCAGATGAAGTTGAATATTCCTCTACAAATAAACCTCAGATTGGTGGAAGAGTCGGCACCTATACTCCTGGTGTTGCAGGTAAGGATATACCAGGAAACATTAGTTACAGTTCCAGAGGCTGTGATTATTACATAGATAATGGCATGTGCAATCTCTCATTATGGTTAGCTGTAAGTTCAGTTAATACAAAACCCTCTGGTGATTTATTTATTAAGCTTCCAGTACCTATTAGCTTGGGGAAAAAATCTGGATGCGGTGTATTTACACTGGAACTAGATGGTTCTGTCACACTCGCCACAGGGATCAGTGTACCAAACAATTCATTACCTGTGACCGCATCAATTACGAATGGAAATGAAATGAAACTTTATATCGCAGGAGTTCCGATGCAGGGGAACGTAATAAAAAGCCTAACCGAAATTCAACTTTCTATATTATACCCTGTTGATGGGGCTATTTTCACAGGTTAGAAAAGTGGCAACCACATTCATTTTTATCCTTGAACATGCTGCCACCCGCAAAGGTGGCAGCATGCATTCAGACCAGCCCTCTCTCATGGAGAATATCCATCCCCACACTCACCATCGCATCACGCTGATCTGCAGTGAACGCGCCGTCATAGTAGGCAACGCACGCAATGTCACCGTACATAGACGAGGTGGTGAGGCCGTTGGGATCGCCACCGATGCTGACAGCCGTATCAAGCGACGTGTTTTCCGGGAAGCCGGTACCGATAGGACCATACTGCAATCCGGCATCACTGATCCTCACGCTGGCCGCTTTAGTGACCGGGTCAAATACGCCTACAGCCACATACCATTTGCCGATTTCCGCGTTGATAACACTGGCGGCAGCAATGGTCCCCGGCGTGCCACTCGGGTAGATATAGGACATGTAGAAGCCGCCGCTGTAATAGAAGTTAAAGCCTGCGCTGTTTACACGATTGCTGAGGATGTTGATATAGCGGTCAGCGGCATCCAGCTTAAACGCGACGATGAACGATACGGCGCCCTGTCCGGCCTTCACCAGGTCAGTCACTGACGGTTTTGCACCGTTAGGGTAATGGAGGCCCCAGTCGCGGATTTGACCGCCATTTGGTTTGACGGTATAGCCGTGCCCGCTGTTGTCCAGTGGGTTCAGCAGGTCGAAACTGGCAATGGTCGGGAGCGGTGATTTGCTTTCCAGTTTTGATTTGATGGTCACATAGTCGTGGTTCCAGTCGGTGACAGGAATAACTTGATTGCAAAGAATGCGAACGCCAGCCATGGTGGCTCCTTGTTAAATATTGGGTGAGTGTTCAGGAGTGCCGCGATTTTCGTTGCCGGTACCGTTCAGGGTGCCGGTATAGGTCGCCCCGTTCATCGGGTCGAACCAGTCACAGCCCGTCGCCCGGACATTGGATGTATCGAAATAAAGAGCCCCTGTTGAGTCAGGGATAAGCTGAATATCCGCGCCGGTTACCCGGCAGCGGTTCCCGGTATCGCCGACGCTGTAGCGCGCCAGTAAGCCGCCGGCAATGTCGAATTCGGCTTTTACCCCGGCGGCGTTGATAATCGACGGATAGCAGTTACGCAGCGTCACTTTCGGGCGATATGAATATTCGCTGGTGCGGTACGTCGTGCCCCCGACAACGGTGTCCCATGAAGAGGCCGCGCCTGGCATGTACACCGTCGGGCAGGCGTTCTGCGCGATGACCGGATTATTGATGATGCTGATGACGTCCTCGGCGATAATCTCTGCGTTCGTCCCGTTCGGGCGGAGTTTAGTCCGGCTGGCAAACGGGTTCTGCGCCATGTCGGCTCCGCAGCGAAACACCGCCATCACCGCATTCTTACCGTCAGGCACGTTAATTGCGGTCATGCCCTGCACTTTCACCATATCCGGCAGATAGGTTTTCTGGGCGGAGTTGTAGAGGTTACGGAACGGACGGCAGAAGGTGAACGCAAAATTATCAGGCAGGGAAGCCGGCACACCATCCAGATCAAAGACAATATCTTTCCCGGAAATCACATGCGGGTTTTTGGTCGACACACCATAATCAACCGATGTCCCGCTGTTCATACGAACAATATCAAACGACAGCACGTCAGACGCCCAGGCATTCGTGATATTGCGGTCGAAACGCACCACCAGCCCATCGATAGCCAGGTTACACTCGCAGTCCCCGGCGTAGTCTTCGCGCATATTGATAAAGAAATTCAGCCGGTCTTCGATATGCCCGGTCTGCTCCAGGCTGTACTGCGTGATATTGAAGTCACAGTCACGAAGTGCGAACTGGCCACCGCCCTGCAGGAATATCTGGCGCCCCTTGAATTTCGTCCTGCTGATGTAGATGTCATAGCCGAATGAGTGAAAATCGAACCGGTTCATGACCGACTCGGTAATAAATACCCGCTTCAGACCATGATGCCCCTGGAATCCCCAGCCGTAGAGGCCGTAATATCCGCTGATGTGAATATCGATACTGTTACGGAAGCAAACCACATACGCGCCGCCGGAAGTGTTCGGGATACATTCAGCTGCTGCGTTACGGCAGTGAATATCGGTCACGCCATACGAGCCGATCGCCACGCGGGACTCGATATCGCCCGTCGCCCAGTTATCCATCACCAGATTTTCAATGTTGACCTGCGAGCGCTCAACCTGAATGTTCACGAATTTGCGACCGTTGCCTGCTTCAAAAAACGCCGGGGGCTCAAAGTTAAGCCAGGCATTTTCTTTCGGCTGGATCCAGGCTTCCGTGATGGTGCCCGCCGGGATATTTTTGACCAGTACATCAGAAACCGCGCCATTACGACCGATGCGGGTGAAGTCCCGGAAATGAACCTGGTTACGGACGTTAGTTTTATTCCCGCTGCGGTACAGCTCGACGGAAGAAGAAATAAAGCCAAACAACCCACCCCGGTACTGGCTTAACTTCGGCATCGGGATATCCATGCTCCCGCGCTTCAGATATGACGAATAAGAGGTATTGAGTTCGTTCAGTTCAGCCGCGGTAAAGTTGATGCGAGACTTACCCTGGATGCGGAACATATACATCGGGTCAGGGGCGCCATCATCCACACCATCCACTTTCCCCCAGCGGGTTTCATCCGTTCCGCTGCGATTGCAGGTGACGATCGTAGAGCCGCTCAGATAAGCAGACGTCCTCACCACAATTTCGCTGCTCACCCACAGGAACCGCCCGACATTCTGGACTACCGGGATAGCGTGCTTAGCCGCGAAGGCATGGCAACGGGCAATGGCCTGATCCGCCGGCTCAATATCAGCCAGTAACGCCTGCGCCGCGGACTCATTACCCTGCGCAGAGAGCGCGGCATAATTCTGATAAACCGACTCAGGGATCCGGGGCGCGCCAAACATGTCATAAGAGACAAAGTCACACTGGCGGATCCAGCGGCGCCCATCAGTACCGACCAGCACTCCACCGCCATCATCTGGAGACGTCGTATCGGAAGCGTCGACTACAAACCGGCCATTGATACGCTCGCCCACAACATCGCGTACAGTGGCGTCGCCAGTGTAATTACGGATATCGTCATAACCCACCGCCGTATCACCGGGGGTAATCCCGCCAGCCTGCCCGCCGCCGCTGTCGCTCCCGCCCCAGCCGACTTTCGTCCCGTCTTCCTTAACCCCTGCAATCACCAGACCGTTGCGCGAATAAATCAGGAACAGCCAGCCGTCCGGCGCGTTGTTGTCAATCACGCTCCCGTTGAAGTTGAGACCTGAGTCGCCGGTCACCAACTGCGCGACTGACTCAAACTCAGTGACGCCGTCCGTGCTTCTGATGCGAAATGGGCGAATACCATTGCTGGACACGATATCAAACAGTGAATCAGGTGATTCCTGTAATGACCGGGTACGTTTGTCGATCTCATCAACAAGTGCGGACGACGGCATTTTTCGCCCTGTAGCGACCAGCGTTCCGCCGTTATTGATGACCTCAATAGCAAGCGCCGTATCGTCCGGACTGCGGTAATACGTTGTGCTCCCTTCGGGGATATTGGCAATATCCGCCTGTGCAGCCTCAAGTGTCATGTACTGCCTGCTGAGCGGTATCAGGTTTTGACGAATTTCATCATTCTTCGCCATCATCTGGCGCCATGAGTACAGCGGATCTCCGGCACGGTCGGGAACATCGGCAGCGGGTCCGTTGACCAGTTTATCCAGGCGCGTGGCGTTATCGAGCAACACTACGGGAGAATTACTCCCCAGCGGCGGATTAAAGGCCATGTTTTTTGCTCCAAAAAGAGGCTTCGCCCAAACGAGGGTTTGAGCGAAAGAAAGTTAATCGGGGAAATTTATGGTTTTAAGAGACGCTGCCGGGGTAACTGGCGTCGTCGTACTGGTAGAAAATGTCGCTGTATTGTCTTGTCGTCACCTGGCAGGTTCCGTCCGCCTGCGGGGCTATCTCCTCAAAAATGGCATCGTAGACACTGCGCGTTGAGCTGCAGAACACCAGCCGCGGTGGCTCAATGCTCGGATCGTCCAGCAGAATTTCATCAAAAGCAGCCTGCCACGGAACGGACAACTGATAATCCCCGACAAAGGTGGCCACCAGCAGCCCGGAGGCCGAACCATCCTGGTAACGCAGAATTGCGCGCGGGTTTTCAAAGGACCAGTCCAGCGGCTCGGAGACGGTAAATACCGTTTGACCGCCAGATGTGGCCATATCCATAACCAGACTACTTACCGTTTTATTTCCCGGAATGTCATCCGTCAGCAGAATGCGGTCGCCATACTGATAGACCAGCGCATCCAGTTCTGTTGTCGTGTTATGGCCCAGCCGCTGATAGAGGTATTTCATCAGGCGGCGCATGCCGATTTGATAGGCGCGGTTCGGGTCCAGCACCCCATCGAGGGTATAACTCTCAATTTTCCTCGGTGTGGGGTTATCCGGAGTCCGGCATTGCACCGTTTCTTCTGACCACGTCGTGCCATTGATATAAGTGACATCCACACCATCGTAATCATCGGCGGACGGCGCCGAGAAGGTGGTCTGTAACTCTTCGGTCATTTCATGCGGGCTGATAATGCCGGACCAGTTCTTAATCCCTTCCCTGCCTACAGATGCGAGCCCATCACTCAGCAGGAAATACGATTTCCCCGCTGTGGTGATCTTCTGCAGCATTTCCAGCGCGGAGACACTGTCGCCTGTCGCGAAGTCGAAATACTCATTTTTCGGGGTCCAGTAGGTTGCCTCAAGGGCATTAATGGCTTCGGTGTCCATCGCCAGCCCGAGCGAATTACCGACATGAAACAGCGCGCTGGAGATACGCCGCGGAGCGCCATTATCATAAATTCGCGTGGCCACAACGTTTACGCGCCGATCGGACTGCGCCGCCAGTTTGCCCCCAGTCTCGACCGTCACACCCATTAGCGAAACACCTGCGTAAGAGGCTGGACGGTTAAGCAAACGGCCACGCAACGACTGCCAGTACATCGAGTCACGCGCATTATTGCTGCCCTGCTCATTCTGGCGGCGCATCCGGACTTCAACCAGCGCAGGAGTGCTTAGCGTGATTCTGTGCGTATAACCGAGGGCATTAACGTTTTTGTTTTCATACTGGAATGATGCGGTCTGCCAGCCGCCGCCACTTCCATAGGTTCGGTACTGAATATCCACCCCGGTATGACGGACGCGTTTTTTCCCTTTGTTATCAAATCCACATAACCCACCAGGGAAAGAAACGTTGACCTCAAAGGCATCAACTACCTCATTATCAGGACAAGCCAGAAATGGCCCCATCCACGTATTACTGTCGTTAATCCCTGTCGCCTGGTAATCGATCATTGTCCTGGGTGAAAAGCCAGGCCAGGTTGCATCAATGGTGCCATTCACCATACGCTGAACCGTTGCGGTCGTACCGTCAGTGGATGCGATACGGTATTCATTACCGCGGTGCGAAAGTGATAATCGCTGTGTACCCTCAGGAATGCCGGAGAATGCCGCGCCGGTGCCGCAGCCATACGCAAGGGTGACATTGGCGGTGATCGCCGGGCTGCCGCCGCTGGATACGGTTCCATCTGTAAACGTCGGGTTATCCCCGAACACAGAAGCCGGGAGTGATGAGGCGATAATACTGCCGCCCAGCCACGGACTGGACTTCTCAACGATGCGAACAACCCCGCCATCATCCTGCGCTACCAGATTAGACCCGGCGATCGCTTCATTGATTGCCGCCAGCAGGCCAGACATATTGCCGTAGTTGGCGATAAGCGAAACGGTATAAGTTGTCGCCAGCCAGGTCAGGTTAAACGTCTGGCTGTTAGTCGAAAAATCATAGGTTGTTGGTGCTGCACTTGCACGCAAAGAAGCAGCCGATCCCCCCACACCCGGAACAGCATCCTGTTTGGGCGTGAACGTCGCGATAAAGAGATCATATTCCGCCCCGTTAATTTCCAGCGCAACGGGCATGCCGGCAAAGGGGTTAATCTCAGTCAGCGTGTCACTGAACAGGACGCTGTAACCCGATGAAGAAGAGATCAGGTAGTTGGTCGGCGCGATGATAGTCACCAGCGCACCTTCCACCCAGGACTCAGGCAGAGAATCATCGCCATCATCATCACTCAGCCCGGTGAACGAAACTGACGATCCTGAAACGGTCATGCTGTCGGCGGTAATATCGGATGAATCCGGCGCCGTCTGCGCCATATCAAGTCCGCTGCCGCTGGACGTTCCGCCCACCTCGGTAGAATTGAACCAGTTTTCACTGCGGCGATCACCTGAAACATTTGCTCCCGGCGGATACAGTGTCCAGGAGAATGAATCACCCAGGGCGGAAATAGGCGTCGAACCAATCCTGATATCGCCGTTGGCAAATGCCACATTTCCACGACTCACGCAGACCAACATCTCTATTGTCATTCTGGTTGGGTCATCAGGGTTAAAACGACTGACCGGCTGAACAACATAATCCGGATAAACCCGCGCACGCCCGAATAATTCCCGAATAGGATCGCCCAATTTGGCCGTATTAGATTTTGCCGGATTTAAATCCAAGGATTTCCCTGTTGATGAACCATATCCTCCTGAGTCGAGGTTATTCATCATGTAGATAGAATATGCCGCAGCTGCTACCGCTACGACTAGAGCCGCTATAGCAAAGCCTGCTGCGTAAGGAACGGGGTAAATCTTTACGTCAGTATCTGGTACCAGTTCGCACCGCGGCCATTCCTCTGATTCGACGGGCACGCCATCAATTTCAACGCTTATTGGCTGCGGCATTCCGGGATCATAATTTTCGACATTCCTCTGCATCCACTCATGCAGAGTCGTCCGTGCGTGCTGATGGGTTTCCAGTGGTCCGCCAGGTAACCGGGAGGGATAAATACAGATCGTCATCGCCAGAATTCCACCTTGATAAATCGCCGTTTAAATTTCCAGACCGGCATAAAAGAAACGTTCGAGCCGGGGTTACATTCCGCTACCTGCAGCAACCCGTTCAGCTCAACAACAATCCCCACATGGGTGACCATTGTTCCCGAATAACACGCCACGCCAGCGCCGACGCAGGGCTCACAACGCTCAAGCTGCAACATCATTTTTCTGGCTTCTTTATCAAGGCCGCCGCCGTCTTTGGTCACACCTGTAAAGTCAGGCCATTCAGGTAGCCCAAGATCTCGGCGTATCTCATTCACGATGCCAAAACAGTCGAGTTTGGGAAAAGAGCGACCGCCCTTCAGCCAGGTGACCGAAAGGTATTTATCAGGTTCAAACATGGGGAAACCTCAACTCATGTAACGCAGGCCGGGATACTCATTAAGGGTGTAACGGAATCTCGGCCAGGCGGTATCGAGAACGTTCATATAGCCCGCGGTAATTTGCGCCTGCAGCGCCGTCCAGGAGCCCGATTTGATAGCTAGCGTATACGGCATAGAAGCCGGGGCATTCAAATCTGTAGAGACATATTGCCTGTAAGTCAGAGAGGCGTTTGTCAGGCTGGCCAGCGCATCACGAATAGCCGTACTCACCTCTCCGTTTATGTTGCTGATAGCGAACTGCAAATCCTGTGTACCGTCGCTGTTTCTGGCCGGGATGGCGATATCGATAGCTGCGGCTGAAAAGGTTATAACAGAGCCATTTTCGGTCGTCGCTGTAATATCGTCGTAGCCTTGGCAGAAATAATGCACCGTCGAACCGATATTGATTTGCAGCGTTTCAATGATGACTTCCGATCCGCTGCTGGCATAAAGCCGGTTAAGCACCGTCATGCTTTGGCCACTCCCTGTTTAATGCGATATCAAGCAGTGAACTACCTGCTATCCACCCGGGGTAGTTACCCCACGGCGGAGGCAATAGTGGACGCTCCCATAACTCCAGCGTCGCCGAATACCGCCAGTAGATGGGAGCCACCAGCACTGGCCCCTGGTAGATATCCGTAAAACGACATTTGTAGAATTTTATGCCTGCGGGGGTTTGCAACTTCATCATGAACCAGGCCGCACCATCAGAGAGCGCATCGCGGTACCACGATTCAAACGTTAGCCCCTGAACATCGCTCTCCATAAACCAGGATACAGTCGCTTCCGTGGGAGTCGAGGTATACGCCCTGCGTTGTCTCGCCCGGCCTGTGGTGAGTTGAGTTCGTTTCAAAGGGCTGACTGGCTGGAATCCATAGCCTTCTTGTAAAGGCATAGGGAGATAGTCATGCGGATAAAATATTTCAGCCATTACCCTGTTCTCCGTCCAGTGTTATACCCCCCAGTTAATGCCTTGTGCACTTGGCCAACCCCTTTTGCCAGATCGTTAGCAACCTGCTGGTAACCTTGTTTTGCTCCTTCACGAGTAGCCTGCTGTACAAGCAGCACAGTCGCGTCAGAAGGATTTCCATTGATGGTTATTGGAGGAACCGTGACTGTGGGGCGGATGATGGTCGTTTGCTGGCTGTTGCTAACGTTCTGAACGCCAGTCCCAAACCCCGAACGCCCCAATGTGGCATCAAGTGGCTTGCCGTTCCGTAACGCCTCAAGTTGTGACACGCCGATTCGATTTGTAGACTCCTGGTCGAAAACGTACTCCCCTTTATGAACAATACCCGCTGGCTGATACTTTCCGCCTGAGCCAGTATATCCACCAGAAGCAAAGCCGACGGCGGCAGCACTGGAGATGCTGGACGTTATTGTAGCCATGAGGCCTGCAACAGTAGCCATTGCTGCTAAGTTGTATGGGAATGGCTGGCTTGAAAGCGCCTGCGCCATTGCCATTGGCAATTGAACAGCCGCCTGAGCAAGCGCAAAAGCTTTTTGCGTAACAAATGCCGCTTTATACATTACAGATTGCTCGCCGAACATCGCCCCCATCGAATCGGTGATACTGGAGAAAGAATTTTGCGCTGATTGCATCTGTGCGGCATAAACTGCGGTGCTTAGTGCTTGCTGGTTCTGCTGTCCTTGCTGTTGGAGAGCCAGCAATTGCTGCTGCTTCTGCTGCTCATTCAGTAAAGTACTTTGTGTGATCGCCTGCTGCTGCTGGTTCAGCCAGGAAGCATAATCAGTCTGGGCTTGCTTCAGCTTTTCGATAACCTCAAGCTGCGGATCTATTTGCAGCCCTATCATGTTCAATCCCTGCCCTGACAGGTCACTATTGGTTGCTCCAGACGTCAGCGTACCACCGGCCTTGTTCACACCTGATATAACGGAATCAGGCAGCACTGATTTACCAATCAGGTCGCTCGCCTGCTTCCCTGCAGCCTCCGGCGTCAGTTTCTTCAGCTCAACCATCTTCTGAAGAATTTCGAGGCGTTTTTGCAACGTCTCATTTTGGCGCAATTCCTTTGGTGCAATTTGCTCCTGCATTTTCCGGTAGTCATCCAGCGTTTTAACTGAACTCTGCAAAGCCTCCTGCTGCTTATAGGCCTGCAATATTTCGTCAGAACGGGAAAGAATCGACTTCTGGTCGGCGGTTAGTTGCGTTTTAGATTTGAGGTCAGCGATCTGCTGTTCGAACTTAACCCGTGCCTGCGTAGCGCTATTAAGTTTATCGCTGGCATCCAACTGGGACTGCATCGCGGCAGTCTGCTGGTGTATCTGGTCAAGAAGCCGAGTTGCTGCGTCCTCTGCGTAGGCTTTTCCTTGAGGCGTCTTCGCGATCTTTGGTGCTTTTGGATCTTTATACATCTCGTTAATACGAGAAACATTTTTAGCGTACTGGTCTGCCGTGATAGCGCCAGCCTTCAAGAACTCACTCTGCTGCTTAATAGCTTTATTTCGCTTATCAGCATTGCTCAAGTATTGAAGGTTAACTCGATCCGCTTCCTGCTGAGTTTTAATGCGCTTTTGTTCTGCTTTGTCATGATCTGACAAAATATCATTTAGCGTATCTTCCGCTGTAATTTGCGATTGAATAGCATCCCGTTGTTTGAGCATCTCCGGAAGGTTACTAAACCGAGCATTTAACCCGTTCCAAAAACCTCCTTCCGCCTGACCTTTCTGCGCCTCGGCAATGTTTTCATTTAAGGTACTTAACTTGTCTTGTAGGGTCTGCTCGCGCCCAATGTTGAGCATCGCATCCCATGCACCTTTAGCTGCTTTCCCCAACGAGTCCCAGGCGCTTTCAAGAAGGCCTAGATTATGATGAATATCATTTGCACGCTGCTGCATGGTATTGGCGTACGCATCGGTCGCTACGCGTGCCGCCTCTTGCTGATTCCCTTCATCCTGCAAGGCCTTAATCTGGTTGTAGGTTGCCAGAGTTAAAAAATGGTATTGGTCGTTTAGTTTAGTAATGGCCGCAACCGGATCAGCTGCAATATCGTTGAAGTCACTCACAAATTTTTCAGTGGCTATTCCTGTCGCGTCACTGATTTTTATGACTGCAGTTGTTACACGCTCCAGTGAATCGCCTGCGACTTTTCCAGATGAAACTAAATGATTTAACGTTGAAGCGGCTTTCCCGGTGGTTGAATCAGCAACAGCTCCTGCACGAGCAGCCATATCAGCAAGTTGACCGGATGTTTTCCCTACCTGATTACCAGTTAATACGAGGGATTTATAAAATTCGTCCTGCTCTTGAGCGCCTTTATAGTAAGCAAGACCAAGAACACCAACAGCTGCGGCAGTAATCGTAAAAGGGTTAACCAACCCCATAACATAGGTACCAACTCCCTTAATAGCTGGCCCAATACCGCCAAACATATCTTTTAACTGCCCACCCTGCTGCATAAGCACCATAAAAGGGGATTGGCCTGTAGAAAGTCCGACTACGATATCCGTCATCTGAGCGGGAATCATGCGCATTGCAAAAGCTGTCTGGGCAGCAGACTGCCCAGTTTTTTTCAAGTCGTCACAAAAGCCGGTTAATTTGTTACGAGTCTCTTCAATTCGCTTTGAATAAAGCTCAAATGTATCTGTATCTACCATCCCTTTCGATTTGAACTTCGCCAAATCCTGTTGTTGTTTGTCCAACTTATTCAGGGCAGCATTCACCGGGTCAATACGATCGAGAAGTTCAGATAGAGCCTGCTTTTCTTCGTCCGTAGCCTTTGTCACCTTGCCAGCGCTCGAAGCAGCACGGTCTCCAGCCTGAGTCATTTTTACCAGTGCAGTTGCGAGATTATCGGCCTGTTTCTCTGCTCCAGAGCTATCAATAACAATGGCAAGGCGGGAGGTTTGTTCTGTCATTTAGCGATCTCCGGGCAATAAAAAACCCCGCCGGGGCGAGGTTAGATTTTTAATAAACAATTACTGTCGATATATGATAATTGTTGCGATTATTGAAACAGAGACAATGGTAGCCAGAATTAACCTGAGACTTTGCTATCTGAACACTTAACTGTTTTAAGAGATTCAAGCTGCTGAAGACGTGCCTGCGCCTTTTTACGCGCTTCACTTTTGGCCATACCATTACCGATACCGAAATCTCCCAAAGCTCCCAATACGGTACGCCCATCAAACTGACCTGTAGTTTCGATTTCGTTCTGAATACTGTGAGTTTTAGCTATCTCCTGCTTAATTGCTGCGCAATCTAACGCAGCAGACTCTTCGCTCGTAACGGATGGAGCTTGCGGATACTGCTTAGTAGCGCATCCAGAAATAATAAACATCCCAGCTATTACCATCATTAGTTTCTTCATTTTATGCTTCCTATGATTACAATCGGAAACATCCTAACACATGGATATGAGCAGACAATGATATGACTACTTCACTTTTTCTTGTCTTTTCTGCTCTTCGGCCCACTCATCACGCCACGCATCGTCGAGCGCCAGGATTGCGGCGTCAAACTCGGTGCGGTCAATCAGGATCGTGCGCGATGCCAGATATAGCTCAATATCATTCAGGGATAATGGGAGCGGTACTCCGGCCATGCCAGCATATTTCCTGCTGCGCGATATCATGGCATAGGCATTGAGGATCTCCCCTGTTACTGCATCAATTTCTGGCTCAGGAATCGGCGGAAGGTTCAATTGCTCCCGACGCCATTTAGCCTTATCTCCCCTTTCGCCCCCGAACTCCTTTAGCCACGCCTGCGCCTCTAGGGCTTTTTTACGGTTTCCTGAGTCTGCTGCTCCTTACCCTGAGCTATGTTCGCAGCCTCTGCCAGAATCAGCCAATACAACGCGGGGTTCTGCTTCAGTAACGCGACGCCAAGTTCTGGCGTATACGCTACAGCCTTCTCAATACCATCCACCAGCTCACCTACTCCCTCCCAGTCTTTCAAAAGGAAGCGCGCGCAGTTATCGATGAGCAGGTCATCAATTGAGTCAATGTCACCCACGCTGGCGAGATCGAAAGCGTCGGTACCGACCTGATAGCTCGCGTCCATTTTGTCGATATGGCGCCGCACCAGCGCATTACGTGAGCGGTACTGTGGATTCTCGCTGCTGGCCACCAGCAGGCGGAGTTTAAACAGTGCTTCTTCTTCCGGTGTGTATTTCTTTTTACGGCCATCAGGCTTTTTAAAAGGGAAAAACCAACGCTCGCCACTCAGATCAAGTTGAGAAGAAATAATCAGCATACAGACTCCATAAAAAGCCCGAACCGCGATGTTCTGCGGAACGGGTCAGGGAAATTAAGGTGCGGTCACAGTGATTTCAGACGTTGCTGTAAAGGTGCGAGCCTTCCCGGTGATCGTGGCGTTCCCGGCTGCATTGCGGGTCACTTTCGCCGTTTTTTGCCCGGTAGAAACTACGCTGGCAATCGCAGGATCAGATGACGTCCACTGGACGATATCTGTTGAATCAGCAGGCGTAAGCGTGGCGGTTAATGTCACCGTAGAGCCGACAGCGCCATTTGAAGTGGCTGGCGCAACACTGATTGCTGTCGCCGGTACTTTTGGCGCGCGGGTAAGGGATGGCGGCGTATTGGCGGCGGTGATATCGAGCTGAACCTGTACGATGTCAGTATTCCCGGCGTCCGGCCAGTCGCCAGAAATCTGCACTTCAGGGAAGCTGAAGGTATAAGCGCCTTCGGCGTTCTCCAGCGTGAAGGTAAACGGCACCGTTTCGCCGGTGAAGGTTTTTTTATAAATCTCCCAGGCCGCCTTGGACCATGACAGCGTGATCTGGCCTGACGGTGTAAAGGTCGTCGGAATGTTTGCGCCAGCAAATGCTGAGCCGGTACCGATACAACGCTGAGTCTGCATGTTGTTATCAAACTGGATATTAAACGTATCCACACAGAAGCCGGCACCACCCGCCACCCCGTTCAGACTCAGGCCTGTCACTTCCTTAAACGAATAGCGCAGCGCGCCAGCACCATCCACCGGGTTAGTGAAATAGCTGGTATCGTCGGCTTTGGTTTCCCAGTCTAGCCCGGCGAAGGTAATGGTCGCAGTGATGTCGCCATCATTCGGGATTTCAATCTGGAAAGTGGCAACCTGGCAACCGCGGGCAATCTGCGCGATCCCTACATCATCAGCGTATGAAGAAACTGAAAAAGTAATGCGGTTGTTGCCCATCGTCAGCACATTATCGAGCCAATCCGCTCCGAAACAGCTCGCCAGAAAATCATCATGCTGATTCCAGCGAAATTTGGTGCCGACATCACCGCCGACATCAATCGTGCCACGGGAAACGCCCTGCGCCATACGGTCACCGCCGATTTCATCGTTATCGTTGGTGTTCTGCGTTGGCATCAGCCCGAACGACGAACGGCGTAACAGGTTCCAGACACCAGCAGAGGGTGTCTCTCCCGGTGTGGTTTCGCGAATAAACGCGGTTACTACTTTTGCGCCTGAACTCACAGGAGCCTCCTGTTGATTGTGCGCTACAGAGCGCGATAAGGGATTTGAAGATTGAGCTGTGACCAGCCATCGGTTTCACCTGCCGGGATGGCAGATACGGCGAAATAACTCAGCGCTCCGTCGTCCTGAAACTCGAAGAGTTGCGTTAATTTGTCGGCAGCCTGAGTCAGCTGCAGTGTGCCTGAACCAACAGGGACGAAAAGCTGGATGATGAGAACCCCTGTTCGGTGGACAGTCGGCCCCGCTCCAATTTCGTTAGCACCTGCTTGTCCGGGGATGTCAGTAAGACGCGCCCAGATTTTTCGACCGCTGGGATCGAATACAGGACCGTTTGGGTAGTCCACCGCATCTTGGGCAATAGCGGTCTGCGTCGTCATTCGTCTGATGACAACGTTTCTTATTTCTGTGAGGGTCATTTGTAGGCCTGAATCACACCATTAAATGAGACGGCATAGACGCCTGTCGGCGCTTGCGTAGAGTGGCCATTCTCCAGAGGTACGGAGTAAGGGAGGTTTGACTGAATGTAAATCACCGAGTAGGCCGGCGCCTGATTGATGATATTTTTCCCGTTGAGGAATGTCATCGTTCCCCGCGGGTCAGGCTCTGATGGTATTGAATGATCTGGTTCTCCAATACTGACAAAGTGTGACGCCCGGAAAGTTCCTGCGCGATACTCAGCCGGACGCCGGATATCCATGCCATCGTTAACACGGACTTTCTTTCTGAGACGGCCTGTCTTTGTCAGGTTGGCAGGATCGGCATAAAGAGATTCGTTCCATTCACCTACCGCTTTGTTGTACTGCACCGCAGTGGCGTTGATGGCCCACAGTTCCGGGTTACCTACAGGCGATCGCTGAACGATTTCATTCAGCAGCTGAATGGCGATAGTTCTCTGCCGTAACCTCACATCGTCTTCCACCAAGCCGGCGAATGCCGCCGGGTCAATGTTCCAGCCCTTAGCCATATCACGCCCTGCGCAGTTGAATGGAGTACGCAGCGCCAGCAGAGTCGGCAGAAGCGGTGATGACCTCGTAGCGCTGGAGTACGCCAGTAATCGGGTCAGGTGCCGTGATGATGTGCTCAACCGCAGGCTTGTCGGTTACCTCATTAACGAGGGCAGTGAGTTTCACATCACCATGAAGGATGTTAACGCCATCGATGCGGCGGAGTTTATAGCGCGCCAGCACTCCGCGTCCTGAGTAAGTCACCTGCGTTTCAGTGCCGGTTTCCGTAACCGGGTCCCAGTCACTTCGAACGGTGTATGTTCCAGTGAAATCCTTAACAGCATCCTGCAGGTCGGTATTAAATGCCGCGGCAACTTCAGTCTGCAACTCGTCACGAATCCCCATATCACCCCCTTACCAGCCGCACCTGAGACTGACTAACGCCATATGGCTTCAGCATTGCAAGCGCCAGCTGCAGATCAGAACCAAGCAATGCCGAGCTGTTGGTAGCGAGTTCTGCGAAGGTCTTCGAAACGCTGACATCGTCGGCATCCACCGTCTTGCTGAGGAGCACGCCAGAATCAGTTTTCTGCTGATACAGCCCACCATTTGCCGCCGCCAGCGCCGCATAGGCGCCAGCCTGTTTTACATCGTCAGGAATGATGGTTTCTTGAGTTGCCTTATCACACGGCATTTTCAGGTTAAGTCCATTCATCCAGGTATTAGCCATCAGCACAGATTTGGCTTTCTTGCTTTCATCCGCCCAAGTGGCACCGAGAATCGAATTGACATCTTCAACAGTGATGAAACTGATCATGCATCACTCCATTTCTTTCCAGCCGTGCGCCTTCCAGTTCTCAACTTCATCAGGGTGAACGTTGGCGGTATTAGGAGCGCCGGGGAATGCCGGGAAATCGGTAATCATCGCCACCAGCTGCTGTTCCTGCTGTGCAGGAGTATTGGCGTCAACCTGCACGGTCGCAAGTTTTGCTGCAGCACGTTCAGCACGCTGCTCTTTGGTTAATCCGGCCATAAGCCCTCCACTAAAAAAGGGGGCGAAGCCCCCGATAATTAACCCAACAGCAGAACCGAATGCTCAGTTTTCACTGCCGCTACGCCCCAGGACAGACCAACTTCGTAGCGCACCTGACGGTATTGACGGTACAGCGCCACCTGATAAGTGATGCCTGACACCGGGTCAGTAACGTTCATGACGTCATCCGCAGTATCACCGCCCTGCGGCATTGCCGGAGTACGCGCAGCCAGCAGGAACGCGTTACGGTCGAATGCCATGTTTGCGGTATATCCACCTACGGTAGTAATCGCGGAGTTATCCGCCAGCGCCTGACGCAAGCCCGGTGCCGCCAGGGTAATAGTGGTAGCAGTAGCTGCAGCAACGAGGTATTTGTTGCTGTCCCCATCGAACGTCACAATGTCACCTGCTGCGAAAGCGCCTGTACCGGTATCAATCGCGATCAGGATGTCACCCTCAGATTTTGCGCCATTCACCAGATAATCAGCAGCGGCCGATGCTACACGTTTTTTGACGTGGGCAGATTCGTGGATGTTGAATCCCTCAAGACGACCCACGATACCCTCACGCAGCAGCGCATCGGTACCAGATTCGTTCACTTTGAACAGAACTGACTGTTTACCGCGGAGGTTAGCAATCGCAGAGGAACCAAGGACCATCTGCAAATCGGTAGTCGGGGAGCCGTTATCGGACAATACCTGACGGGCATTTGCCGCATCAGACAGATCGCCAGCAATCCCGAATGGAGCAGTACCAGCCGTACCGACAGCGCGGGAGGAAGAGAAATACAAAGCCGCGATATCCGAGTCCATCTCATTTGCCAGTGCACGGAACGCTTGCTTGAACTGATCCGCCAGGATGGTGTTGTATGTCCCTGCGGGCCCCAGCGCTAGTTGTTCTTCACCGTTCCATTTGACCGGGGCCATTTTGGATTTGGTGATTTTGACATCAACGGTACCGATCGTCTGGTCGCCGTCATTTGGCGCAGTGGCCCCCGGGGTAATATCAACAGTGGTTGCCGGTGGCGCAACCGGCGCAGTAACAGTCTGGTCCTTCGCCGCAGCATCAGCTTTCGCATTGCGCGATACAGCTGGGATAAAACCGACCTGTTCGCGAGATACGGTATCCAGAGCCGTGAAGATAGTCGGGATCAACCCGGTAAGCGTATTAGCCATGTGTATGGATTCCTTGGAGATTAAAATATAGGGTTGGTTGAGCTATCCAGCTCCGGCACCAGCTGCCATCCGGCGGCTGGCAAAGAATTAATCGACGATGGTGATACCGTCTTTGAGAGTTGATTGCTGATCTGTCGGGCTCAAACTGGTAAACGCATCGCGTTTCATCGTTTTCTGCCCGAGTGAATGCTGAGACTGGCGAGAGCCGCCGCCCTGGTTGCCGCTGGCCTTCAGAATGTGGTCTTTCTGTGGGTACTGCTCCACCAGAAACTCCAGCGCCTCATCAAAGGCTGCCAGCTCGCCCGGTTTAGAGCGGGAATAAATTTTGTTGCCAGAGCCATCATAGGCAACGACTTTGCCGTCCTCGACTTTGAAGGCCTGACCGAACCGCGCCTGAAGCATATCTGCCGGAATTGCCACTTTATCTGCGATGAATTTCGAGCCAGAGAACCGGCCGCCTATCATTTCCTGATAGAGCTGGCCTTCTAGGGTCGTCGCACGCTGTGTAGCTTCATCAAGCTGCGCCTGGAAGGATTTGGTGATATCCGCTTTAACCTGATCAACGGCGCCTGCATCGATCAGTTTTTTCTGGTCGATTTTAGTCATCATCTCCAGTGCTTCGAGTGCCTTCGCCGGATCACCGATTTTGGCAAACTTAGCCAGACTGGCTTCAGCTGCTTCTTTGGCTTCACGATGAGATTTTGCCTCGCCATTCAGAGAGGAGATTTTCCCAACGGCCTGCACAGCATCAAAACCAACTTCCTGGCCGTCATCGTGGACGTAGACGGGTAAACCGCTGGCATCGACTTCTGCATAGCTTTTGCCGTTAACTTCGACTGTTTTCAGTTTCATGTGGTTACCTTTTCGGGGTCATCCGACCGTTGCACCGCTCACCATCCGGATCACGGCAATAAAAAAAGGCCGCCCGGAGGCAGCCTGATTGAAGACTTAAATAGCTTTAAAGTCTGGCGTTGCTGAACGCCTGAGCATCCAGGTTACGCAGTTGCTCCAGAGTCAGCCATTCGCCCTTGTCGTTGTAGAAATCATCGGGCGACATGCCGCCGTCACGAATCAGCCGGGCCCGGGTTACTCCAACGATCTGGGACTGTCGCGTGAACGACTGGCGCGAGAACCAGCCCTGATAATCGGTATCCGATGACACCTGCCCGTCCATGCTGGCACGTGAGCTATCGGATATTTGCCCTACAGCAATACCGAGCTCATCAGACGATTTCAGGATGTAGGTTTCGACGCTGCGACAGCAGAAATGGATTTTCCCAGGGCCCTGCAGATACGGCATCTTATGGCCGATCGGCTTGTTATCAAGTGTGTACTTGAGGTGGTCGCGAATCCGGCAGTCTTTTGATGTACGGTTATCCAAAGTGGATAACCACTGCTTACCCTTCAAAAGGTCATCGTTCGCATCTGCAAAGGTTTTCCTGCCCGTCGAAGCAAGATGCCCTACAGCCGTTTTTGCGATACTACCAGCATTGGTGCGGCTCATCTGCAGCGCGCCATCCTGATAGCCACGGTTAGCATGACCCCGGACCTTTCTGGCGATTTGCTCATGGGTATCGCCCAGGAGAAAACCCTGCCGCACTGTATTGGATATTCTAGCCATCCTGTCAGCTTCAAGGTTATCTGCCCACTCCGAAAGCAGGCGCCCCTGAAACGGCTGAGCCATCGCCGCGGCGTAAACGGCATCCGGCGAAATGCCCACCAGTGGATGAAGCGATAGAACATCGTCGGGGATCGCAAACTGGAACAGGCTCATCTGAAAACCGGCTTCGTGCTGCGCGAGTTGCTGCAGCTCATCAGATAGTCCCGCGTACATTGACTGCACAGCCTCACGATTGAGAGCTCTGACACTAACAAGCAGCGCTTCCAGTCGCGACACGGTAAAGCTTTCAGCATCCAGGCTATCCATCGCCACCAGTAATCTGGCTGTCAGTTCCGCATCGCTGTCATTCAGGATTTTTATCATCCTGTTTGCAACGCTGGTGCTGTATCGCGCTACCCATATCGCATGGGATATCGATTCATCCTTAAGCTTGTCATTCGCCGTTGCCATTTGCACCACCCGGGTTACTCAGTCCGCCAGCAAGCGTGACCTGCTGATTCCGCAACTCGTCGATTACCTCTTCGGGCTTCGCGTCCGGATCGATAAATTTGAGGGACTGCAAAACGCGAACAGCATCGACCTGACGTATATCACCACCCTGACGGAGCGACTGAACAGCCGTTGCAGCTGCGGCATCAAACGTCTGGGCTGAAACATCCAGTTCGGTGCGTACATCGACATTGCCGCCTTCTTTCTCGCCCAGCCATTCCGCCATAATCTGCAGGATATTATCGATCGCATCCTCAAGCGAGCTTGCCATGGTGTAGAGAGGTGAATTCTCCTGCATCCGCTCTTCGTGAGTCTGGTCTAAGGATTTAGTCGATGTGTTTTCCGCGCGCAGCAATTTTGCGCCGGCCTGACGCATCTGGTTTTCCAGATCCTCAAGGGAAATCTTACCGGCTTCAATCGCAGCCCCGGTATGCTCGACATATTCCAGTCCCTGCCGCTGGCGGTCATCGAAACGAGTCGCAGAGGAAGAACCTATCGTCAATGTTTCGCCATCAGCCAGACCGTAAGCCACCAGCAACGGCACACGAGCGACATGCAAGATGTTGTCCTGTTCACTCTGACTCTGCCAGTGCTTGATATTCAGTAAAGCGAGATTAAGCAGTGGAGGTGAACCGCGCATAAAGCCTGTGCGTTTCGTGTAAAGCGTCACCAGCGGAATATCATCGCGACTGGTTTCCCACTCGTCGTGGATCTGCCACTGGCTTTCGCTGTTATCACCTTTATTTCGGCGATAAATTTCAACCTTGCCCGGCATGATATGGCGTATTTGCTCAACTTTCGTTTGCCCGTAATCATCGCCATCAATAATGATGACCTCTCTGATACGCAGATCGGTGAGCACCACTTTCCCTTTAACCACTTTCGATTTCCAGCCAATGACCTGGCGAGGATTAAGCATCGTGGCATACGGGCGGGATCCCGCGGCTTTTTCGTCGGCTTTAGTTTTTACTTCCTCCGGGTCAATTTTCGGGAAATCCACCAGCGCATGTACCAGACCATACTGGAATCCGATGCTGAAAAATTGCTGTGCCCAGACATCGAGCCGGTTTCCTTCCATATCAATATCTGGCGACAGCTCCCGTATTTGTTCAGGAGAGTCCTCACTCAATACTGTCGGCTCAGCAAACACTCGCCCGATGTTTTGTTTAATGGCCTCTTCATAGGCAGGTAGTAACGTTGCCGAAGCTAAACGCTCCTTATAGCTCTCAGGATCTTCGTTCGGCCATTTCGGGAGATACTTCTTGCCCTGCCGGCGCATTTCCAGCGTGCCGCCCATCAGCGCATCATTAATATCCCATGCCTCAACCATGTCGTTATAGTCGAGGTTGGGCGTTGAAATATCAGGCATGGTTTTACATCCGCAGTTGGGTGACTTTTCCAGTCGGTTTAATGATCGGGAATTGCTTCACAATGAAATACCCACCGGCATCGTTGGGGTGATCGTTATCCGCCGTTTTATCCGGCTCACCGTTTTCACCCCAAACCTGTTGCTCAAGCGACTCGGTGTACACCGGGCACCGCTTTACATTCACTTTGTAGCGACGTTCACCGTTACCATTGCAGAACATGGCATTCATCGCGTTGATGCGGTCTTTCACTGGCGGGTTTGATGCATTAACAACAACATTGAAGCCGGCCTGCTTAAGCTGGGCGATATCCGTAGCGCTGGCATTGCTGGATTTGCGGGAATCGCCGGAAGCGTCCGGGTAAATATAGATTTCCCGCACCTTACGATAATCGTTGCCGTCGTACAGCCAGAACCGTTCTTTGATGATGCGGATCATGTCAGGTGTGTCGTATGCCTTCACGATTTCATTAACCGCAAATGGAAGCCCCAGACGTAATACATGAACAATCCCGGCCATCTTCCCGACGTTGAAATCCATACCGATATACAGCGGCTCACCGGGTTGTTCTTCCTCCCGGCAGTTATTCAGCTTACGATTAAACTGATGGTAAATCGTCCCGCTGGTAAGGTTGGTGAACTGGCCACGGAGATAAGCCTTGATCAGTTCTGGCGGGTATGACTCCATCAGCGACGGGATATAGTCCGGCGGCAGATTTTTTTCGTTGTCGAACGTCGAGGCCTGTACCAGGCCGTACAGCGTTGAGAGCGAAGGATTATCGCGTACAGCCTTTGCGAACTGCTGATAAACGAATTTAAACCCTTCCGGCGTAGTGGTGACGTCTATCCCATTACGAAGACCGGCCACGTTGTAACGCATACGAGCAATGATTTTTCGCCAGGCTAACTGCGCCTTTTTAGCGGGCATTACGTCCAGCTCATCAATCAGCGCATTACCGATTTTAAAACCAACGATGGTTTGCGGTTTCTCCATCGAGCGGCAAATCGTCGTTCCTCGGTACTGGCGCCCGGCGTAGAAGTGAACCTCTTTGTTTCCCTCGTTGATTTTGACATTCAGCCCCCAGTCGTGGGCCACCTCCTCAACAGTGGGATAAAAGATGTCACGGATCTGCGGATACGTTGGTGCAAAGTAGCCCTGGTTGATTTTTGGGTGTTCCCACATCCCTTTGCAGATACCACCGCAGCCGACCCATGTCTTGCCAGAACCGAATCCGGCGACGTAGGCCTTAAACTTGTACTGCATCGCAAGGAATTTGGCCTGAGGGATGTTAAGCGTCGGTGCTATCGCCATCCTCTTCCCTCACTCGTGCATCGACTACGTTGATATTGATTGCAACTGGCGTTGGCTCGTCATCCTCCGGGTCAGTGGCCAGTTCTTTGCGAAGTTTGTCGATCTCCAGCTGCCGGCGCTCAATTTCTATCTGTTGCAGGCGCTGGGCGAACTCACTATCAGCCAGGCCGAGACGTTTCATCACCGCCTCGTACATACGCTCACGGCTGATGGCGGTTATCTCAACGCCATTCTTACCAAGCTTCACACCGGAATAGGCAAGCGCAGCATCCGGCGCCAGTTTGCGCGTATCAGCGAAGAAAGGCTGGCCGATACCATCACCATTGCAGCGAGGACATTCCGGGTTAGGTGCGCTGGTGTGGTCGTAGCCGTATCCGCCATCATCCAAAGGTTCCCGACGTTTACGCTCCAGCGCTTCGAGGCGTTTCTCTTCGTACTCTACGGCATCGCGCCACTGATACTGATGACCGAAGCCCCAGCAGTAACGACAGCTCCCGCGGCGATACTGAGAAAGCTGGTTGGCGTCGAACGTTGCCAGCCGCCACATCTGCTCAAGCACTTCATCAGCACTTCCCAGCGTGCGCACGATGGATGCTTTCTGCTGCTGCGCAATGGCCTGCGCAACGTTAGGATTCGTTAGAAGCTGACGGCCATAGTTTGGGTCGCTATAACCAGCGCGCTCAGCGGCAGCCGTAGCGTTCTGGTCCTTGAGGTATTCGGCAATGAAGCGCTTTACCTTTGGACTCAGTTTGCTATCCACCAGCTCTTCTGCGCACTTTTCCTTCTGCGCAGTGCGCAATTTCTTCTGCGCAGGTTTTTGCGCAGTTTGCGCAGTGGGTTTCTTGATATATCGGCGGGCAGTAGCGTAATTCAGTCCCTGCGCTTCACACCAATCCTTCGGTGATACGCCGGTTGCGGCATGATCGGACAGGAACCGTTGCTGAAGCTCGCCCCAGTCCGGTTTTGCCATGGTCTTTTCCTGTGGTTGAAGCCATTAAAAAAGCCACCAGATAGCTGGCGGCCTTTGTAATGAGTTCCTTAACTGGACAGTTCAGTCGCGGTATCAAACAACGCCAGCGCTTCGGTCGCTTCCTGAATCGCCTTGCGGGTTTTCGAGACAATCTCACTTTCCGTGTAAACACGATCGAAAGAGTCTGCGAACAGCTCGGCTTTGAGATAGCTATCGCCAACCCAGTCAATGGCCAGCTTCGCCGCAGCGGTGTCGTAATTCACTTTCTTGATGATATCCAAGCGGATTTGTTCTGCAGGTGTAATTTCTGACATGTATTACCTCTATGCGATGGAGGAGCATTATCGAAGCCTCTTCCGAAGTGTCTTCTGTAATGCCATGAAAAAAGCCACCCGAGGGTGGCTGCGACTAATACAATACTTTCTCAAACAAATCTTTATGGAAAAAACCAATAAACCAGATTATAAAGTGACGCAATAAATGAAAGGAAGCTGATGAATGCAAAGAAGATTGCAATTATACCAGGCTGTCCCATCATATAACTTGCAACTTCTTTTGAGTATGGTTTCCCCCTTTCCTCCGCCGCTTTGAGCTCAGCCCTTGCCTTTGAAAGTTTTCGCTCCGCCGTAATATGACATAAGTATCCAAATACCAGAGCGATAATTAAAAAAACTATGAAGCCAGTTAACGTATTCATTAATACTAATCCTAAGTTTAGGGTAAAGCACATTATTTTCTCACCCTACTATAAGTGATTGTAATGGCTTAGCATAACAAGCTCTGTTTACTCCTACCTTTTTCAGTAGGTTTTTGACTTTTGGGATTCTTCATTAACTTAATAAAGTTCATCTACTCAATTTCACTGGGGGTTAACCTGTACGGTACAGCCATCCTGCTGTTTAGCTTCACTCATTTAGTAGCCTTTTCGATTAGGTGCGGGCAATTGGCCTGCACTGATTTGTTGTGCGCCAGAATGTCGCGCTTTGTCTGGCGGTCCAGTACGTCGATATCGTGGTCGGTCAGGTAGATAATTCGTACCCAACTGCAGGCCGTATCAACCACCACCGGGGCGGGTAAACGTTTCGCGCAGCTCACGATCAACATCGTCATCAGGCATATGGCTAACAGTCTGCTGTACATCGCTGGCCTCTCTGGTGGCTTCCTCTTTCCGTTCTGCCGCGGCGACGGTTGCAGCGGCGTTCTCTTCGGTCCGCTTCTTGTCTGCTTTGGCTTCCGCTTTATTGGTGCCACGCGCATGGCCGAAACCAAATGCGCCAGCGATAGCTGCAATCACCGCTGCCACCAGACCAATAATCATTTCAATGCCCATGAGGACCTCATACCAGCACGGCTTTTGCCAGATTAAAACGGCGACGGCGGTCATCAAGACCGTTTTTACCGCCGTTAATGATGATCGTGATACGTTCCACATCGCCGGAATACACAAGGCATCCGCTGGTGGCAAAGAACCACGCTGCGGAGCGCGCTGCATTTTCGTCCTGTTCCAGCAATTCCGGCTGCGTAACCAGATCCAGTTTTAGAGCCAGGCCGCATTTGCGATAGTTGCTTACCCCTGTGATTTGCTTCAGCCCGCGCCCGCGATATTTCCACCCGTCACCGGCAACCTGATTCCCAAGGTTCTTTTTCCCCCACTCGCCACCATAGACCAGGTTAGCGATAGCTCGCTGATCGGCCGGTTGTGTTGCCGTTCTGCCGAGGGCGGCGGCCTGCTGGGCGGTGATGCGGTGTTTACCGAACGTAGGAACAAGGCTATCTGCTGCATAGTTCAGATTCTCCACCAGCCGGGTAAAGCCTCCGGACTCATGTCCCATCTGGGCAATGAACATTGCTTGATCGAGTGGAGCAGTGATACCGAACTCTTTCATCGCGGCTGTGATATGCGGAAACCAACGCGCAGTTAACCCGGCGCCGATACCAGCCGCCTTCTGAAATTGAGATTGATTCATTAGTGCCTCAATGTATCGACCAGACGCGCCACGTTACCCCGTGCCCACAGCACAGCGGCGCATATCATCACGTTTGCCAGCACCACCAGCCAGTGAGACTGAACGTAAAGACCAAAGATAAATTGGAAAGGTATGCTCGCGTAAATCAACACCAGCAAGTAAGCAAGAATCGAGATACCAGGCCGATGCCTGGCACCGTGTCGTTGATAAAACATCAATGCGCAGACTATAACGGCACATATCACCGCATTGACCAGCGCAGCGGGGTCATTTATTACCACTCGAACCTCCTCCCCTTAGTCGGGAAAGTAATCCGAACAGGCTGCTCAAGTCCTGGCTGTTAATGAAAGTCAGGACCTTAATAGTGACAGCCGATGCCACCACCGCTCCGAGCGCGTCTAGCGGTCGGTCTGTATAGCCTGTCCAGGTAGTAAATTTTGAGCCTAATAATCCAGCAGCCAGAACACCGACAATAAACGACGTCATGAAGTAAGCTATTTGCCTTCCACGTGTCAGGTTTGCGGTCGTTGCCACATAAAATACCGCGCCGCCAAAAGCCCCAAACACCACACCAAAATCGGTATGAGTGATGACACCATATACGACGGAACCAATTAAACCGCCGCCAAAAATCAGGCCGGTACCAGTTAAAGGATCGGACATTAAGCCCCCTCTTATTGCTGTGAGTCCTCTCAGAATTGAGGGGAAAAAGAAAAGGCCACGCATAAGCGCAGCCTCAAATAATTTGTTCCTCAGCTCGCCGAGGTGCCGTATTTATTGCGAAAAAAAGCCCGCTGAGAGAGGCGGGCTGAAGTTGGCATTTCAAGGAGCAACGGTAAGAGCGCGCCTGATTGTCCGAGCTACCGATTTACCAGGATGCATTTGTTTTTTACCGTTACGTTCTTTAAACATAGAAGGGTAACTGTAAACAGTAAACCCGCCATGAATCTTAAATATGTTTAGTAGCAGTGTGGTGCCGGGTGCCTCCCGGTGAGCATGCCCCAGCCGGCATGACTCGCGCTGCATTTACAGGATTTCTGTAACTGACTGGTCGCCCCTCCGTTCAGGGGGATTCACCACAATTATAAATTAACAAGATGGTATTTATCAGGTCAATACGTAGTGACATCAGTAACCTACACCTGTTAACTATCTCCGGCTCCCCATGGCAAACATTTCATATAAAAAAGCCCACGCGTTAACGTGGGCTAAGATAAGGGGGTGTGGTGCCGGGTGCCTCCCGGTAAGTCGTTGGTCAGCCACCATGACTTGCGGTACGAGTGAATCTTGAGGATTCAAATACAATGCTGTTTCCGCCCCTCCGCATAGGGGGATTCACCACACACTCAAATTAACAAAGCATTAACTTCATGGTCAATAGTTTGTGACACCAGGACGCTACGCCTGCTTATTTACTGCCGCTCTGTTTTGGTATTGGCCGCCAGTAACTGCGGCTCAGCCGATTTACAGGTCTTTACGTCGACCGGCGCTGCAACTCGCTTGAGTACGTCACAAATAAAAAAGGCCACGCAGATGCTCAACCCTCGTTATTCTGGTAGGTAGACTGGATTGTTTCAGATGCTAAAATCTCATCCCAGGATGCCTATCATCCTTATAATAATGTTAGCTGTTTTACTTGGCCCGCCCATGCGGGCTTTTTTTGTACAAAACTCACACTAAAAACAGACAATGAAAATCATTAAAATCTCAATTCTTATAGTTGCTATTTTTCAATCCGTTATGTCATATGCAGCAGATATTCCCAAGGGTAAATATCAACAAGGTGATTGCATACGTGGAGCAGACCCGTCTTACTCATGGGATGGACAATTCGCAAAAGTTGAAGCCTACTCGTACATAAGCGGATTCATAGGGCCAAATTACATCCTCTACTTTCCTAATTACAAAGCCAGTTCAGTTATTTTCAGCCCTGATATCGAAAAGTCGACCATCAAAGTAGACTCCGTTTATTGCCAGAAGTACTGATAACGTCGGCCAGCACTGCATCCCACCTGGGAACACCACAAATAGAAAAGGCCGTCAATCGATAGCTATAAGAAACGAAAAAGCCCCGGCGTCTGCCGAGGCTCAAACATTCTTCTTCAACGGTGAACATACAATGCCCATCTTTAGAACAAATTAACACGAATTCGGGAAAAGTAAATATCTCAGCGCGTTATTTGTTTGAGCTGTCCCTCCGCCCACGCCTCTTCTATATCGAATTTAGTGATCAGTTCGTCAAAGAACGGTTTAACAGACTTCTTCCATGTATCCAGGGTGATGGCGTCCGTTACTTGGCAAATGGCACTGTGCACAGCAGTGGAGAGGATTCGCTCATATCCACGACCACCGCAGCGCTTGCAGTTGCCCATGACAGGTACGCCCTGCTTCTCGGTCTCATCCTGGTTCACGACCTTCCCCCGACCGTGGCAGTCGTTACAGGAGGCACTGACAGTCCCTTTTCCCTTGCACTTTTGACAAAGCACCCGAACCTGCTCCCGGACAGACTTTACTTCTTCCCAGTCCGACGGCGAGATTCCCTTTGTTACCTTGACCCACTTTGGCGGTTTCCCATCTGGATACGATACTTTGTTGGTGAATACCTCTGCGTCGATGAATCCGGAACCGCAGCAGCAATCACATTTTTTTTTGCTGGAAGCGCTTCGCGAATAGTCCTCAAAGGCGAACGTTGCGAGGATCTGGATAACCTGGGGTTTTACGTTCGACGCGAGCTTGCGCAGCGAGGCAACTTTATCGCATTTTGTCAGCGCGTAATCAGCCAATAGTCCTATAGCCCGATCCCGGTCATTGTTGCTAATGCCCATCTTGCCCAGGAATGCGCTATACCCCATTGCGGCACGTTCCTGCGTCATGCCCATTGCAGCCATAATGTCAGTGCCGGTTAATGAGTCTGATGCCGTCGCTCGTGGAGAATCGCTAATCATAGTGGACTTCGCGAAGTGGTATTTCACTGTATTTTCGAGGTTCATGCTATTTCTCCCAGAGACTGATAAATGCGGACAAAGTTTTTCAATATTTGATAATCGGTCATTACTGTTCCGCGGCACCGGAAAAGGCGGAGCTTTTGCCAGCGTTCGCGGATGAGTTCAACTACGTACGGGCTCATGCTTCCTCCAGCTCAGTGATGGTCAGTTCAAGCCGTCCACCTTTCACAACCGGCATTCTTTTCACGCTGTAATAATCAACTTGTTGATCGTCGAGCCAGAAACCGGATTTAGTGAGTGCATCGAAAGCCGCTTTTTGCAGGTTGTCCAGATCACGGCGGCGGCGGTCCGGCATGTGGCATTCAATTCGAATCCTAACTGCGGCAGATATTCCGATATCAAGCATCTGCTCTTTGATGATGCTGACTACGATATCGCGATATGCCTGCCCTTCTGCGCTGATATGCGTGCGCCCGCGGTTATGCCGGTAGTAGCGATTGTTGCTCGGTGGCCAGGGTAATGAGATCCGGTATTGGTTAGCCATGCTGCTCACCCCACTCTTTTGCCCATTCAATTTCGAGACGAGATTTCTCGCTGAACTTGACGCCCTGCAGTGTTCCGAACCAGTAAATAGCCTCAATGACCTCTACCATCTGGCGAACGGTCATCTTGCTGGTACGCTGACCAAACATCACAACGCCGCCATCAAGTCCGGGCGCCATTCGTTGTTCCTGCCTTTTGGACTTAGCTACCATCGCCGTGATGAGGTCTTTCCAGTCGTCGGAATCGTATTTGTTCCCGAACCAGGTAACCTGGTCAGACAGGTCTTTAAGGAGGGGCCACATCTTGCGATTCTGATGCAGCGTACGAGTCATCTCTTTGATGTCGAGAATCAGCGGCCGCTTCTGGTCAACCGGCAATGTGCGGATGAAGTTGATTGCGTTCTGCTTAACGCTTTCGTTAATGAGGTGGAATTGTTGCTTCACGCTTCACCCCCTGAGAGATAAAACGCAGAATGCAGAAAATCGCAGGTGCATTTCTGCATCTGTGACTGGTAGAAAGGTGTTCTGATTGTCGTTTGCACTTTGAGTCCCCTCAAAGCGCAGAAGTCACCGGAGTTGTTCAGGCTCCGATGACATGATTATGGCTGGTTGATTATAGAAAATCAAAAACCTTTTATGGCAACAACAAACCGCCGAGGGAGGTACGCCTGTTAATTTATGGAAAAAATTGCCCTAGATGGAACGCTAAAACAAGGATAAACTTTGCCCTGCTCCAGGCGTTGGCTCTACAAATGTTACATCTTTAATTCTCTCGCCTAGTAGAAAAAATTTCTCCAAAGATAGTGATGGTATTGTTGCAAACCCATCAGCCCCCTTTTTCCTAGCAACCTCTCTCACATCCATGAGAATTCGCCCTAATACGTTCATACCATAATAGTTACCTTCTGGGTCTTTACTGGCACCCCAGAATTGGTCCTTCTCTGAGTGTTCCACGATGAAATGGTCGCCTGTACTGTCTAACAGAGCAAAGAACGCATCCCAGTTCTGGCATAATTTTACGCAAACACACCACTTCATAATCGAAATTCGATTCTTATCCCATCCTGCGCGAGTTTTAGATTCAAACGATCGTGCGGTCTGCTTGGCTTCATAGGGGTTTCCTTGAGTAATGATGGCCTTTTGTATATCCGGATAGTCTGGATATCGGCATGCTTGGTAAAGGATTTCACTTGATTGAATAGGCAATCCATTGATTAACAATGGATATCCTTTAGCCATGTTGGACAGACCACCCCATTTTTCGGTGGTTTTCCTGAAGGAAAGTGTGTTCTGCAGCGGATATAATCTATAGCTCATACCACTCATTATACCCATTCCGCTTCATTAGTGGATACCAGCAGTCCAATGCGGGAGCACCTGTTGGTTCATAATCTCCCCACCAAAAAGCCAGCGGCACATTATTCGGGCAATTTCGATAAGTAAAGGTTGTTCCCCCAAAACCCAAACCGTCAAAAGTAGAAAAACCTAGAGGTTTGAGCACCTCACTAGGGGTTTTCCTGTGCAGCAAGATATTAAATCCGACTTTAGTAAGGATAGATTCGAAACGATCCCTTGAGGCTTCATTTCTAAAACTATCAGAAGAGTCATATCCATCTCTGAATACGCCTTTGTAAAGCTCACACTCCTCGAATTTCTCGGGAGTATCTACACTATATTCCCTTGGCCAGAAAACACCTGATTGAGCAGAACGACTTTTTCGGTTTTCAACCTCACGCATACCACCATTCTTCACGTGTACAAAAATATTTCTATCCTTGAAAATATATTCCAATCGCCTTTTTATATTATAATCAGAAAACGTATGAGATGAAAAAAAATATATATTTATTTTAATATCTCTTAAATTAAATTTTACAATAAAATTACTTAACGATTTGATGGCCTTTTCTCCTGAAAACGACACATCATCAATATATACAAATGTATCAAATTTATTTACTTCATCTTGAGTTGATGATTCAGTAACGATGTTAAATTTTATCCCTACTGTTTTATAAAGAGATTTAAGCAATTCCTTTTGACTAGAACCTTTTTTTTGAATATCTAAAAAACCTGCATATCTGAAGAATTTCACGTTATTTTCACTTCTTGCAATGGCTTTTATTTTTCTTTGATATTGACTTTCGGACAGGTAACCTGCATTAAGTAGATAAAGCGTTTCATCTAAGATAAATCGTCTATCCTCTACTGCAAATTGCTTGATCCATTTGCTGACATGTTCAGAGTTCATACCTCCAGCCGGAGGAGACGTGTAATCGCTCAACTTTTCAGCAATTTTATTGATTACTTTTTCATCAGGTGAAATATTTGAGGACATAAAAATTCCTTTTCATAACACAGTATCTAAAAAATAATAATACTTTTATTTATTTCAAATATAGACCGTATATTCAACTACTATATTTTATAGCAGGGAGATACTGATCACAATTTTTAGATATCTAATATAATGGTTTAATAACCAGCAGTCTAACATGCTAATTCACATAAAAAACTCATCAAACATTCCTCTTTTCTGTTAATTCTTTTAAGAATAAACATCAGTAACTCGGGCCGGGCTTAATGACACGGCTGGCGAATCACACTTGTTTCCCCATACGTTGAAACCGTGGGAAGATTTACGCGCAAAGAGCTCAATGCGTGGAAGATTACCCAGCAACCGAACCAGCATTTCACGCACGCAGTCTGGTTTACGTAATTGCTCATGTCGCGGCGAGGCGAGGTGCTGGATGATCGAGACGTTCTGCCGTGATGCCCGCTTGCCCTTTGCCGCGAAAAGACATCTTCACAGTTCGCCCGGATCAGGTGTCCCCTTCCCAACGCCGATTTGTCAGTTTGTTTCGGGTAGGTCTGATGCCAAGTGAGCGCCTTCCTTGTGATCCTGCGCACGCACTTCAGCCAGGAAAGCGTCGGTGGCCGGGGTTTGTATATCGCACATGAATTCAAGCGCGGTATCGCCATCGCCGTTGTTGAATACCCATGCTGAGGAATAGAACTCAATACCAGGTCATGTGGCGAGCTTATTCATCTTTTCGTTCAGCCCCACACTCTCCGCAGCCAGCTGCTTCACCCAGTCCTGCAGGTCTACGCCAGCCGGGCAGTTGGTCAGCTCGCGGCATTTCTCGATAGTTAACAGTGCTGCTGTGAGTTCGTTATTCAGTCATCCACCTCACCTTCAAGTAATGCGATAATTTCTTCAGGAGTCTCTTTAACGTCGATACGCTCGCCAGAGGACATTTTTCACAGTTGTAATTCCATGCGGAGCCATGCTCACGATATGCGCAGCAGCGACAAATACCGGTTCATAAACTGTTTCTGGTTCCCAGCCATATTTACCCTGGCGCTCAGTCGTCGCTCGCTGGCTTAATTTGATGAATTTCATGCCTGCGTTCTCCCATATACCGCTAAAAATTCGTTTCATCACCGGGCTCTGCCGGCACTCGTTGAAAATCTGATTGGTACTCTTCTGGCCGGAAAATTCTTCCTCAGTTGCCAGCCGGTAGTGAACCGTCCGCCAGACCTTCGCTACTGCTACCAGTACGCCCTGCTTTGCCTGGATGTTCGCCGCCTGGTTGATGCAGGTATGCGACATGCCAGAGGCTTCAGCCACATCCGGGGAGCTGCAGGTTTTGTGTGTCTTGAGGTAATTCAGAATTGCGTCTTTGCCGGTCATTGTTTGCGCCCTCTTAGTCCGTGCTTCTCGCGAATTTCAGCCAGCCTGGCCAGCCCCTGCATGTGTGATAACGGCTTACCACCAAGGACAGGAAGTTGCTTAACAGGCTCCGGAATCGTCTCTCCTGAGTTAATCCGGTTAGCCATGCGCGCCAGTTCTTCTGATGCCTTACGGCGCAACTCAGCGTCACTGAGGCCGTTTGCGCGCATGTTCTGGTACAGGGATGTAACCAGCCAGTAGTGCGCGTTGGACTCCCAGGGGTAAGACTCAGCATCCGGATACTGTCCGCGCGTACGGCAGTACTGGTAAATCATGTCCACCAGTTGATCGGCGTTAGATAACCCGGCCGCCGCGGCTTCTTCAGCTTTGCACCAGGCGACAAACTGGCCGGGTGACGGAAGGAATGGACGCTCCTGGCGACGGGCTACCCGCATGCCAGTCGCAACCTGCTCCATGGTGGTGATGCCGTTTTCCCTGAATGCCAGAACCCACTGGCGCCGGATTTCGTTCATCTCGGTCTGGTCGCGGTTTGCAGTGGTTGCCGGGAAGGCGGCCAGCAACTGGCTAAACACACTGTTGATGACCTGGGCCACCTGCTCAAGCTGCGATTTCTCGTCGTGCTGTTCAGGCAGGTTGTGCGCAAAGCGGCGCATCTGCTCGCGGTCAAAGTTATGCATCTGCTCTGCAAGGCTTTTCATAGCTGCACTCCGTAAATCCAGTCAGTGTTGGTCAGGTCAACCTTCGGCTTGTCGGCGGCAGAACCGTTGCTCTGCTTGCCTCGTTTGATATCGAGCTGAGTCCACTTTTCACGAAGGGTGGATGGGCACAGGACATTGCCCTTCCAGAACTTGTCTTCACAGGCCCACTTGAACAGCGAGGCGATTTCCTTGTGGGTGCGCTTGTCACGCTCTCGCATCAGGCGGATATCATTCGCCCAGGTGGCGTAGTTCGGTTTTCTTGCAGAGGGGGCGATGCCCTGTACGACGGTGAACAGCCATTCAGCACAGCGGAGGTCTTCAGAGTTTCCCCATTTGGTGCCGCTCTGGATCGCTGCTTCTGGTCTCAAAGCAGGAGTTTTCTTTCCGGGCTTGTCAGAGGATTCGTCAGAATTCTCGGACGAAGAGTTATTTATATTCTTGTTATTACCTTCTTGTTCATGATGTGCGGGGAATTGTGCGGCCTTATGTGCGGCATACCCTTCCGAACCCGCGCCATTACTGGCTTCGTCATGTGCGCTTATATGTGCGGCTTTATGTGCGGGCAAATCGTCCATTTTTTGAGCATATTCGAGATAGTTTTTAATGGTGATCACCCTGCCTTTTCTCTTCTCTCCCTCGATGGTGATCATCCCTTCGCGAACGAAAACAGACAGCATTCTCTCCACTGCGTCACGGCTTGTCGGATTACCCTGACGGTCACACAACTGAAGCCCAAGATCTGCAGCAGTGACGACCAGTTGACCGGGTTGCAGAGGCCATTGCTTGCCCTTGAAGAAGGCCACATATGGCTGCCTGGCTGCGTCAATGAGAAGGTTTTCCCACAATGCGCGCAGGAACACATCTTTAGCCCATGACTTCTTCTTGATGCTCCGGTACAACGGGACGTAACCAGACTTCTGGTTCTCCATCCTGTTGCTCCTGGCGGCTGAGTGTGCCGCGAAATTGGCGTAAGCTACGTTCGACACAGTTAAACCTCCTGCGCCTGGCGTTTTTGATTAGCGTTTGTCATAATGACCTCGCAATTGACTGACGTTATTTGCAATTGAAAGCCGTTGGTGTTCCAGCACCGCGGCTTTCACCATTTCTGAAGTCTTCACATAACCCCCAGCATCGACGTAACCATCGTCATCAGTGGGCCTACCTGCTCCGGCATGAGGCGAAACAGCGAAGCGATACCCTCGCTTACCTCCTTCAGTTTCTGGTGCTCAGGTGCGTTAAGAAGCACTGCCTGCTTGGCTTCGGCACACTCTTTCATTGCAGAAGCTATCAACGACATGGTGTCGTTTTGCGGCGCCAGCTTTGTTCGGAATTCCAGCGGTAAAACGGCCATGATTGCCGGAGTCAGCTGGCGAACGTTCTCGCGGTACTGATCCGAATCAAATCGGTTATCCAGGAAGCGAAAGAGTTTCTGCCGGGCACGGCTGATATCGTCAGGAAAGCTGATTGAATCGCCGCCCTGCTCCCGGTACTCGTTGATAATCAGTGCCGATACCACGTCCTGATTGTCGATAGCCGACGCCCAGGCTCTTACTGCATCTCGGATCAGGTCATGATCGTGATCCTGTTTTGTTTGAGCGCGATTTATCATCGCGGCCGGAACGAATCCGGTATTGTGGTGATACGTAAGTGATTGCATTTGCATTCCCTTAGTTAAATAGTTTCCAAATGGCTGATAATTCAGCCGTTAGATTTGATTTCCTGATTTTTAAAGAGCGTTTAAAGCTGAAACTCTAAGCTACTGACTTCTCGGCATTCGGGAACAATGTCGGCAAGTCAGGGCGAATCTGGTGAGCCTTGATTGCTCCTCCAGTGGCGCTAACAATGCTGCCAACGTGCTCAGGGGAAACCTTCGCTTTGTTATGCAGCCACTTGTAAACGGCCTGCTGAGAAACTTCGCAGGCATCGCCCAGTTTTTTCTGCGAACCGACAATACTAATCGCGGTTTTAATTACTGGGTTCATAACAACCTCCGTAGTGAATATGAAAGAAGAATAAAACTATGGTTGTATTTAGTCAACAACCATTTTCGTTTGATGGAATAAAACCACGGTTGTACATTTGAACTATGAAAACGACACTCGCAGAACGACTCAAAGAAGCGCGCTCTAAACGAGGCCTTACTCAAAAGGCTCTCGGGGAGTTAGTTGGGGTAAGCCAAGCGGCTATACAGAAGATTGAAACTGGCAAAGCAAATCAAACGACCAAGCTGGTAGAGATCGCCAACGCTCTTGGGGTTCAACCAGAATGGCTAAGTTCCGGTGAAGGTGTGATGACTACCGGCGGAGAACACTCGGCCCAAATTCAATCCAGAAACTCAGCCTCAGACACTTTCAGGGTTGACGTGCTTGATCTCACAGTAAGTGCCGGGCCAGGCATCATAAACAATGAATTCATAGAAATTCTGCGATCTGTCGAATATTCAGAAGCTGATGCCCGCCAGATGTTTAATGGACGTAAGCCCGATCAAATCAGAATAATTAACGTCCGTGGCGATAGCATGAGCGGGACTATCGAGCCTGGAGACCTTCTTTTCGTCGATATCAGCGTTCAGCGCTTCGATGGGGATGGGATTTATGCTTTCCTCTACGATGAGACGGCACACGTTAAGCGCCTTCAGATGATGAAGGATAAGCTTATTGTGATATCGGATAACAAAACTTATGTACCGTGGGAACCCATCGAAAAAGACGAGATGAATCGTGTTTTTGTGTTCGGCAAAGTTATTGGCAGCATGCCGCAAACATACAGAAAGCATGGGTAGATCCTTTTAATTTGGACTGATAAGCGTTCTAGTAACTCCGTAGAAATGCAGAGGAAGCATGTTTGACTTGGTTATCCCCATACTGATTACTTTACTGATTATCGTGCTGGTTGGGATCGTGCTAAGGCTGGATAAGATTTTCTTCAAGCGAAGGGATGAGCGGGATGACTTTGAGTGAACAATAGCATTCCACTATTCTGACGTTTAGATGATTAGAGGTCGCAGAAATGCGGCCTTTTTTTTGGTAACGATGTCACCATTGGTAAACCGTTTACCAGAAGATTCTTGATTTGAGTGGTTAACGATGTCACCATTGGTAAACCGTTTACCAATGGTAGACTAACTAACCATCAGTGACATCGTTAACCAGGGGTCGTTATGAAAAAGTATGCAATTTGGAATAATAAGGGTGGGACAGGTAAAACTAGTCTATCTTTTCAAGCTATATGCCGTTATGCAGAAACCAATCCGCTGCAAAGAATCCTCGTTATTGACGTTTGCCCTCAAGCCAACCTCTCGGAATTATTCTTAGGAGGTTTAATAGGAAATGGGAGTGTTAATCTGCTCACTCGTCACGATTTAGCCAGCCGTTGTACATTAGGTGGTTATTTCCAAATGAGACTTCCGACGCCATATCAAAAACCAAACTTCGACTCTCATGACTACCTAACTAATCCAAAACTGTTTAACGATAACATCCCAAGCAACATCTCTCTGATTTGCGGAGATCCTCTTCTTGAGCTTCAGGCAAATGCAATCAATACCCTAGCTAACCAGCAGATTCCTGGGACTAACGCATGGGTAAGCATCATAGACTGGATTAACGACCTTGTAAGCGGACTTGATGGTGAATACGATGCTTTGTTTGTGGATTGCAACCCTAGCTTTTCAATCTATACGCAAATAGCATTAGCTGCCGTTGAAAAACTAATCCTTCCTGTAATGGCGGACGACTCATCACGAAGGGCTATTCAGAACGCATTCTCTTTGATCTATGGATTAAAATTACCATCAGACATATACGCGTCATACGCATTTGCAAATAAACTGAACACGGTAAACAGGCCATTACCAAAAGTTCATATGATTGCCAAAAATCGCCTAACGCAGTATATGGGGCCAGCCTCAGCTTATGCTGCTGTGCTAAATTCCATAGACAATGACATTCAACAATTATTGGTAAGCAACCCTGAGATTTTTGACTTCACCACAGTAGATGACGGTGTCGTAAACATTAAAGATTTCCAGACAACAGGAGTAGTAGCTTTCGCCAAGGGCTGTCCATTTTCCATACTACCTACTGGAAGCGTCAGGGTTATGAATAGGAGGGTTAAAGTTAATGGACCTTATAAACAGTCATGCCTAGAGGCTATCGACAAGATGGTTGACAAGCTGTAATGCTATTGCCAATAACCCGGCCGCCGCGCCGGGTTTTCACTTTCCGCACCACCTCTGCAGCGTCACGCAACAACCCCTTGTGGATGACATTCCCTACAGCCTTACGCTTTCCCTCCAGAAATCCGACAATGTTCTCTTTGTTGATCTCAATACCATTATAAATCAGCTCGAATACCCCCCCCACCTCTCCAGCCATGAAGGCCAAGCGGTTATCAGCAAGTTCATCTCGTTCCACGCCCTCTTCTAATGTTGTTTTTTTGAACATATCACACAGACATAAAAAATAAATTCCGTTTACCTACAACCACATAAAACCAAAACAACTACAATAACAACTATTGTTGTTGACGATAAAACAACTATAGTTTTTAATAAGTCCATCGAAACGAAACATCGACAACTGAGCGAAGTTAGCCAGAGGTTAAGTGGAGATTCGGTCAGTCGAACGGCGCGACAGTAAACCATGCGTCGGGCGCCCGGCGGGCTCAGGGAGAGCGGCAATGGTGCGTAATCAAACGACTTTCATACCTCAGTCGCTTCACCGAGGCAGCTTAGTTATGACAACCGGCGGCCATCCACCGCCAGAGATTAAGCGCAGAAGTCTTTCTTGTTCCGCTGGCCGGCGATAAGGCAGAGGTTGAAATGAGTAAGCAAGGCATCAGAGCCCTGATCATTTCGGCAGTTATCGGGCTCTTCATCTGGACGGCGCTAATCAGCGCAGTGTGGGAGTTATATCAATGGTCGATTTTGCACGTAAACCCGCTCGTCAGCAGGCTATTCGGTTAAGCCCTCTGTCAGCATTCATTCGTCGGGTGTGTTACATGCTCGCACAAAAAGGTGACCCTTCATGAACACGATGTTCGCACTGGTTCTCACTGTCGGCATGCTGACTGGCGGAAATATGGACGTTCTTCTCGGTGTCTATGACAGCGAGTCAGATTGTAAGAAAGCAGCTGTTGAGCAGGGAATTGAAGAAAACTGTTACCCGCTTAAGGGAGTATTAGCAGAAAACCCAGCCGCATTTACGGCTCAGATATAGGGGGAGTTATGCAGAAGAAATGCGCTTATTGCCGCAAGCCGATTGAGGAAGGCAAGGAAGTAAAAATGACCATCCTCATCATTCACGGTTCGCAACTGGCGCCACGGGAAAGAACCTATTGCTCGACGAACTGCGGTCAATACGACCAGATGGCCAACGAGGCCTAACGTAAAACCCGCCGAAGCGGGCTGTACGTCCGGTGACACCGACCAAAGTTCCACCGGAAATTACCAAAAACCAATGAACACCCTGAATGGGCGCTATCAATGGCCCGAGGGATTTTACATCCAAAATTGAGGCTATCACATGGAATATTTTTATCTGATAAAAGCGACTCAAAAATCGGGTAAAGCCGATGCTGTAATCTGGCGTTCTGCAAAAACCGAATCCCGCGCGCTGCTGCAGCTGGACGTTGACCTGGAAGATGCTGAGATCGAAACAGGCCGCGGCAAAGACTATCAAAAGCCAATCCGTACCGATTTCCCGGTATTTAACGATCTTCCGGCTGAAGGTGTTCTCGATTACTCCTGGTGCGAACGCTACCAGCTCGCCGACGATGGCCGCACCTGGGCACTGAAGCCAGGACAAGAGCCTGTAGACGTTCATCACACCGATGATGCTGAAGTATCCTCTGAGCCTGTCACTGACGAGTTGGTTGATGACAATAGTGCTGACGATGCTGGTGATGTCGATACCGTGGAATCGTTCGGCAATGCTGAATACGAAAACGATACAAACGCCCTGTTCAATATTGCTGAGCAGCCGTTCCGCATTAAGCTGCTGGCGCAGTACATGGCGAATGATAATCACGTCTATCAAATCAGTATTCCGCACCGTAAAGAGCTCGCAGTTCTGGAAATGGATACCGATAACTCCGCAGTGCAGGATCTGATTCTCGCCGCCGAGAACGTCCAGGGTTTGAAGGATGCCGACATGCCTACCCTGTGGAAATTTACCAGCGCCAACAAAGCAGTATTTCCTGAAGGTAAGCGCCACGAACTGGGCAAGCGTATCCAGTTTGCAAAACTGTGGTTTGAAACTCCGCACATTGACCGCGGCATACTCGTTCGCGAATGGTCTGCCGGCAATTATATTTCTGCTGTTCAGAAAACGGATACCGGCACGAATGCTGGCGGTGGTAATAAAACCGATCGCAACCCTGACTACACCCATACCCTTGATACGCTTGATGTTGAGATTGCTCTGGCCACAATGCCGATGGATTTCGATATCTACAATTTCCCGGCATCCATTCATCGCCGGGCTAAAGAAATCGTCCAGAAAAAAGAAAGCCCGTTCAAAGAATGGTCTGCTGCGCTGCGTAAAACCGCAGGCATCCTGGACTATTCCCGCGCTGCTATTTTTGCCCTCATTCGTGGCGCCACCAGCGATATACATCATTTCCCGGTAAGCCTGCAGACCTATATCAATGCGAACCTGACAGAGCATAAGCATGAAACGCCCTCTGCTGAAACGCTTGAGAAAGCCGGGCATGTGTCATCTGCCGCCGTCGCTGAACGGTCAGCCGTGGATAAGATTCTCGCAGCTGAGCGCGGTGAATATATCGAAGGGGTAAGCGATCCAGATGCACCGAACTGGGTAACGGAAGACCTGACTAAACCCAAACAGCCTGAAGTTTCAAACATGGGCAATGGTGTTTTTTCGATTGATGGTCTGATGGATAGCCAGCCAGCACCAGCATCAGCACTTTGTATCGTGGACCAGACGCGCCAGCGCGCTGCAGAAGAAAAATTACATCCAGCTAATTCCGGGGAAACCACCAGCGATGTGCAGATGGAAACGGCTCAGCCAGTCGAAGACGAAAATGATAATGCGGTATCAGCAAGCGAAGGCACTGATGCAACTGCTCCGCAAGCAGATGCCGTGAACATGCGCGACATTCTTGCTGAGCGCTGCCCTGACCTTACCGCGGCAGTATTGAAGGACCAGCAATCAGCAACTGCAGAAGAAGAGCATGAGCCAGAGCCGGAAGCAACAAAATGGCCTGAATTCTTCGAGCCCGGTCGATATGAAGGTGTTCCGAACGATGTTTACCACGCGGCGAACGGCACCAGTTCGACTCAGGTTAAAGATGCCCGTATATCTCTGATGTATTTCGAAAAACGCCACGTCTCGAAAGTCATTGAAAAAATGCGCTCTCCTGTTCTGGATATGGGCAATCTGGTGCATGCGCTGGCGCTGCAGCCTGAACAGCTGGAAAAAGAATTCAGCATCGAGCCGGAAATCCCGGAAGGCGCCTTCACGACGACTGCGACGATCCGCGCGTTTATCGACGAGTACAACGCCGGTCTTCCGCCGCTTTTGAGTGCTGACGACATCAAGGCGCTGCTGGAGGCGCACAACGCCACCCTGCCCGCTCCGGTACCGCTGGGCGGCGACAAAGATGCAATCGGTATTGCGTATCTGGAATTACCTGACGAGTTCAAGCGAATCGTTGGTGACGATAAAAACTTTACCGCGTCAGCAATGAAGGCCTGCATCAAAGAATACAACGCCACCCTGCCTGCGCCTGTTAAAACCAGCGGCAGCCGTGATGCCATGTTGGAACAACTGGCGATTATCAATCCTGACATGGTCGCTCAGGAAGCCCAGAAGGCGCAGCCGCTGAAAGTATCAGGCACCAAAGCGGATCTGATTCAGGCTGTGAAATCGGTTAAACCGGATGCCGTGTTTGCCGACGAACTGCTGGATGCATGGCGCGAAAACCCGGAAGGAAAAATACTGGTTACCCGCCAGCAGATGAGCACTGCGCTGGACATTCAGAAAGCACTATTGAACCACCCCACCGCCGGCAAGTTGCTCCAGCATCCGAGCCGCGCCGTTGAAGTGAGCTATTTCGGTATAGATGAGGAAACCGGGCTGGAAGTTCGCGTACGCCCTGACCTTGAGATAGACATGAGCGGCCTGCGCATTGGTGCGGACCTGAAGACCATCAGCATGTGGAACATCAAGCAGGAAGGCCTGCGCGCGAAGTTGCACAGGGAAATCATTGAGCGCGATTACCACCTCAGCGCGGCCATGTACTGCGAAACCGCTGCTCTGGATCAGTTCTTCTGGATTTTCGTCAACAAAGACGAGAACTACCACTGGATCGCCATTATCGAGGCATCCGAAGAGCTACTGGAGCTCGGCATGCTGGAATACCGCAAAGCAATGCGTGCCATCGCGAACGGCTTCGACACTGGCGAATGGCCAGCGCCGATTACTGAAGACTACGCCGAAGAACTTAACGATTTTGATGTGCGCCGTCTCGAAGCACTGCGCGTACAGGCATAAGGGGGAACAGTCATGGAAAACACTAACATTGTTACAGCCGAACAGCAGGCACCAAACACCATTTCAGCTAGCAACGCGATCTTTAACGTTCAGGCTCTCGGTCAGTTAACTGCTTTCGCAAACCTTATGGCTGATTCACAAGTGACAGTGCCAGCTCACCTTGCAGGTAAGCCAGCCGATTGTATGGCCATCGTTATGCAGGCTATGCAGTGGGGCATGAATCCCTATGCAGTCGCGCAAAAAACGCATTTGGTAAACGGCGTGCTCGGATATGAAGCCCAACTCGTCAACGCGGTAATAGCCAGTTCCAGTGCTATCAACGGTCGATTTCATTACCGCTACGGCGGGGACTGGGAACGTTGCACAAGGACTAAGGAAATTACCAGGGAAAAACACGGTAAAAATGGGAAATACAACGTTACCGAACGAGTGCGAGGCTGGACTGATGAAGACGAAATCGGGCTGTTTGTTCAGGTCGGCGCGATCCTTCGCGGTGAGTCAGAAATCACCTGGGGTGAGCCGCTTTATCTCTCGGGTGTTGTAACTCGTAACTCCCCATTGTGGGTTTCTAACCCGAAGCAGCAGATCGCTTATCTGGGCGTGAAATACTGGGCTCGCTTGTACTGCCCTGAAGTGATCCTGGGTGTTTATAGCCCGGACGAAGTTGAGCAACGAACAGAACGAGAAATCAATCCGGCCCCGGTGCAAAGAATGTCTGTAGCTGAGATTACCAGCAGTTCAGACATCACCACCAGCGAACAGGACGCAGCTATCAGCATTGATTCTCTAGCCGATGATTTTCGTGTCCGCATTGAACGCGCCGAGTCGGTTGATGCAGCCAAAGCCATCAGGGCTGACCTGGATAAAGAGAAAGCTGTGTTGGGTACTGTTCTCTTCACCGAACTGAAAGGTAAAGCGGTGCAGCGCTACTTCATGGTTGATGCCAGAAACAAAATTGAGGCGGCCATAAATTCACTTCCTAACCCGGGAGATCCGGAAGCCGAAGCATTATTCGCGAAGGCAGAAAGCACCCTGACCTCATCGCGCCGACACCTCGGTGATGAACTGTATGACCAGTTCCGTATCACACTGGACGACATGAAACCGGAATACGTTGGCTAACCAGATTGGGAGGGCAACTCTCCCGATAAAGGAATGTATATGCGATTGATTAACCGAAGCAGACACTCCCCTCTGGGCCGCCAGGCGTGCGATGCGGCACTGGCGAAACACGTTGAGCTTTATGGCGCCTACGGGCGACAGAAAACGAAGAGGACTTATACGGTGGTGGTTCAAGGCTCAAAGATCACTGTAGAAGTTGTAAACAGAAAATGCAGTTATGTGGCGACGGCCATGAGCTGCGCCCGTAGGCTGCAGCATCTTCCTGGACAATGTAACTAAGGGGCTTTTATGAATAACGCATCTCATTTCCAAGATGAAATATTGGTAACCAGTGACATTCTGTCCAGATACAAAATTTCGCGCAGCACACTGTATTTCTGGAGCACACCATCCCGGATGCCATCGTACTTTTCTCAGCCGTTTCCGAAGCCAAAAATAAATGGCAGCCCTAAAAGATGGCGTTTGTCAGACCTTCTTGCCTGGGAAGACAACATGAGTATCAAACCAGAGGCCGGCCAATCAACTTCTCAAGATGACGCTGCCAAACAGCAAGCCAATGACGCTGATCATCCAAATAATCGTGGAGGTTATACCGCGCCATGACTCCAGACATATGATGCCCTAGTAGCTTTTCCACAACATGTGGTGGCGCACCTAATTCAGAAAGGCGCGTCGCCACTGTTCTTCTCAAATCATGAAGCGACCAAGGTTTCATCCCTGTTTTTGCAATTATCTGCGCAGAGAACAGAGCCACATTTGGTTGAAGTGGCGGCCTGTCATCTTCTGGCCCCCTGTATCGTGACAACGTCACAATATGTTTTGAAACTGATGTTTCTTTTTCAGCTACCATCATCTGTATTACAGCCTCAGGAAGCGCCCTTCTCACCGACTTCCCAGTTTTATAGTCACTTGCCGGGATAGTCCATGTCTGTTCCTTTAAATCAAACCATTCCCATTTTGCTGTTCTGATCTCTGTACTTCGACAGCCAGTCATAATGAGAAACTTCATTATCAATTGCTGCCTATATTTCATCTGAGGCAGGGCATTCCAAACAGTAATGATTTCATCATCACTTAACCTGCGGTCTTTTACAGCTGCTGTGAGCCCTACATCTGATCGTCTAAGGCTTTCAATAGGGTTCACGTTAATTACCCCACGGTTGGAACAGAAACGAAATGTGCGCTGCATCAAACCAAGCATTTGCCCTGTAACCACTCTTCGCCCCATACCGTCAAAAAGATTTAGCCAGTGAGCTTTAGTTGTCTGATCTACAATCATATTTCCGAGCACTGGGGCTATATGATTATTGAAGTCGCGGCGGTTAACTTTGATTTTTACCAGACCTTCAGGGATGCAGTAGTACTTCTCCCAGTAATCGAATGCTTCTTTCACTGTAAGCGCTTCTACTTTTTTCTGTTTCTCGAGTACTACTTGCCGTCTAGGATCAAGCCCTTCCGCTAGCCAAGCCCTGAACTGCTGCCTACGTTCTCGCGCATGAGCTAATGAGGTGGTTGGATAATCACCAATCGTTAGTTGAGCGGCTTTCCCGTTCCATCTGTAGCGGTAAAAGAATGTTATACTGCCGGATGTAGACAACCTGACATTCAGACCATGTGCGTCTGAAATGACCTCGATTTGGTCTCTTTTTTTGCCAAGAGCTTTTCTTAATTTTGTGTCGGTAAGCAATGTGTACACTCCGGAAGAAGATATACACATCAGTGTACACATTATGCGTAAATTGATAACCTTCAAATCTATGAAGAACACACAAAAATAAAGCGTTACATACTGGCAAGGCGTTGATAATAGCGGGATTATTGAAAAGAAATAAAGCAT